GATTACAAGTATGTACGAAATCCGCTCAGGATACAACGCAGCGTCCGATGAATATAAAATACTTACATACAGAATCAAATGCGGTCAGCTGTTCCAGCAGAACGCGATCGATAAGAGCAAAGGGATCGTCGCAAAGCCTATGCCACGTACATGGTACGACAGACATGCAGTGAACAAGATTGGTGACGAAAAAGAACGCGCGTTATACAGACGTATTGTCGCAGACAAGAAACCGTACTTTATGCGTTATGTGTACCCACAGTTGATGAGTCAATATAAAACATACATACGAAACACAGACAGAAATGCACTCAGAGAGTTCGGGCTGACTGTCGATGAGTTAAAAGCGATACCGGAGAGTTCAAGAACGGAAAGACAGGAAGAATTCCTTTCGTACTATGATTACCGGATGCCGGTCGGCATAGGAGAGTGCGTTATGAACCGTATCTGCCGAAGATTTGAGGAAGCATTTGACGGATATCTCGGACGAGTGGGACAGGATGATTATGATTACTCAGCGATGAAGTCAGGTGTGGAATATTCCGGGAAGCAATTCAACGCAATCAAAAAATTATATCACGAATACAATCAGCGCCTGAGAAGTTACGCCGCTCTTGCGGAGTATGAACGGATTGACGACAACGAGACAAGTGCTGCGCTATCTGTTATGAACGATGAATTTCGTCGTGAGTGCGACAGGGTGTGCTCGGATCGTGCGGCGTTGTGCGATATCATTCTGGATATTTGCTATTCACAAAATACCACAAAGCGGTTCGCATGGAGCATGTGCGGTCACGAGATGATTGAGAACTTGCTCAATAAATTCGGACGAAAGATCTCATACCCAGCCAGAAGCGATGATGGTGAATTTTCGTTTGGTGGTAATACATATGAAATTAAGACAATTTTTTTGGAGGATGATCAGATAGATGTCAATTATACTGAATGAAAATGAATGGGCAAAAGAAATGCTCGACAGTATACAGCTCGGGAAGAAGCCATTTGAAACGCTGAAGCGGATTGCAAGATATTACTTTGACCAGGGTTACAACAAACGGGATACACGACGGCTGATTGACAGATTTGTTTTCCAGTGCGGCGAAAGCTCCACCGCGAAGCGATGGGCTGATAAGATTGAACGTGCGATTTCCGCCGCACAGAAATCTGCCGCAATCAATATCGAATGCATAAGAATCACAAAGCCGGAGATTGAGACAATCCGCTCGCTTGATAACATACAAGCACAAAAACTTGCATTTACGCTGCTCTGTCTCGCAAAATACTGGAACGAAGCCTATCCGTTCTGTGATTCGTGGGTTGGAAGCAAGGATAACGAAGTCATGCAGATGGCGAATATACACGCATCTATCAGAAAGCAAAGTGAATATTTCCGCATACTGATCGAGAGCGGGCTGATACGCGCATCAAAGAAGATTGACAATACAAGCATTCGTGTTTTATTTATCACAGATGGGGAGACAGAAGTTGAGATTCGTGACTTCCGAAATCTCGGATATCAATACTTATTACATAACGGCGATGCGAAATTTTTCCAGTGTCAAAATTGCGGCATCATAACAAGAAAGAATAAGATTGCAGCAGAGGAAGATGTACAGATCAGAGGACGAAAACAAAAGTATTGTACAGAGTGTGCTGTCAAGGTAAATATCCAGAAAACCATGATTCGTGTTATGCAAAACAGAGATTGCAGCAATAACGAGAGAAATTCAGTTTGATTAATTATATATCATAATCCGTTGCAGCACAACGTGTTTCGACGAATACTATAGTTTATTATATATGGTATACATATTACAAACCGAATGAAAGGATTACTATGATTGCAATTAACAAAACCGAAAAAGAAGCGATCTGTGAACGCTTCCCCAATGTACACATTGTCCGCACTATGCGGCAGAAGTCGAAAAGACACCGTTATTACTGTGAGGAGAACCCCGATGTCCTTCGGTTCTTAAACAGAAGCCGCGGCAATGATGTAAAGACGGGCGAGGGTGGTGATCGTTATAAGCGCAATAGAAAGAAGACCTGATGAAACCCGTTTTGATTACCATAAACGGTTGATCAACGGCAAGCTCGTTGACAAAACGCTGTCTGATATTGACTATTCGGAGTTGTCCGAATACGTCTATGGGCAGGCGTACTCCTCCGATGTAGCGCGGCGCATGATGTACGGCAGCCGCAGAACGATAGAGATGATTGAGGAGGAGCGGGTACATTCCATATCCGATGAATCCCTCCTTTCCGAGATGGATGAAAAGATTGCTGCACTTCGTGCTGAGCGCAGAAGATTGTACGATCAGCGCAACGCATGGAACAAGATCCATGACGAACAGGGGCGTTATGAGGAAATCTGCGAAATTATTGAAACGTCTATCAATAATAACCTCCCGTCTCTGAACTACGTCCCGTGTGCTGTGCAGCCGTCTGACAACGATCTGATTGTTACTCTGCACGACATTCACTACGGGGCTGTGGTTCACAATGCGTGGTGTGATTACGACTCTTCTGTATGCAGACTGATGATGACGCACTATCTCGACCGGATTCTCGGAATCGCCCGGACACACAATAGTGAAAACTGTTATGTTGTCTGTGCCGGAGACTGTATTTCCGGCTCTATTCATCAATCCATCGCGGTATCAAACAAGGAAGACATTATCGGACAGGTTACCGGTGTATCAGAATTGATTGCGGAATTTCTTGCAGAGCTGAGTCGTCACTTCCGTTCCGTTGAATACCTTGGTGTTGCCGGTAATCACAGCCGAATCAATCCGAACAAGAACGATGCAATTCTGTCAGAAAGACTTGACAATCTGATTGAATGGTATCTCGCCGCACGCCTTCAGAATTTTGACAATATCTGTATTCACACCGCAAAGATGGATACAACGATGGCACTGCTCGATGTGCGCGGCAAAACATACTGCTGTGTTCACGGAGACTTCGATGGTTCTGACGCAAAAGTGCAGGCGCTACAGACGATGGTGCAGAGGCCGCTTTACGGCATTATCTCAGGACATCTCCACCATAACGCGGTCAGCGGTGTTCAGGGAATCAAAACGATGATGGCAGGATCTTTTCTTGGAATGGACGACTATTGCGTACAAAAGCGTATTTTCGGTCGTCCTGAACAGATGGTGTATGTATGCGACCATACAGGTGCGTTTTGTGCATACGACATTGATCTGAAAATTACATAATGTGTGATCGCGCCGCAGATACCCGTGAGGCCTGCGGCCAACCCGGATAAGCATTTTGTTTGTCCGGGTTATTTCTATTTGGTGGAGTATCGAAGTGGTTCAAATCCAACCTCCACCACCAATACGGTCGGTTAGTGAAGTGGTTAACACTCAAGAGTTTCATTCTTGCAGCACGGGTTCGACCCCCGTACCGACTACCATATGCTGCTGTAGCACAATTGGCTGGTGCTGCTGACTTGTAATCAGCAGGTTGTGAGTTCGAGTCTCACCAGCAGCTCCAACAAAGTACTCGGATAACCTACGGGTTCCGGGATTAAATGTATCATATATGACAATAGAGCCTGCTATTTGCGGATGGCAGCGGGATGAAAAGCGATACCTGACGGCAAGAGGAAATGCTTGCCATTATCTGGATGTGGCGCAATTGGAAGCGCACGTGATTTGGGATCACGGGGTTGGGAGTTCGAGGCTCTTCATTCAGACCAAACAGATCCTGTGATGTTATCGCAGGTCGCTTTAAGGCGGGTTAAGCATAGCTGGCACTGCAGCGGTTTGCTAAACCGTTCCGGAGATAATCCGGCGTAGGTTCGAGTCCTACACCTGCCGCCAGAAATACTACATAGAAAGGAGACATCCAAGATGGCGAGAAAAACAAAAATGAATGATATCACATCACCCGAGCTGCTATCGAGGGTGAATCCAAAAAACAAAGAATTACTGTCCGATTTTCTTGATTATTTGCGTTCACTTCAGCGCAGTGAAGCTACAATCGCAGGATACGAGAATGATATTCAAATTGCTTTCGTTTGGAGTCTCGAACATAACGATAATGCGTTCTACTGCGACTGGACGAAGCGCCAGATTGTCAAGTATCAGAACTGGCTTCTGAACGAGAACAACAACAGCCCGGCGAGAATCAAGCGGCTGAAATCAGCACTGTCAAGTCTTGGAAATTTCGTCGAAGCGGTACTCGATGATGAATATCCGAGTTTTCGAAATATCATAAACAAGGTGGAAAGCCCTGTGAATCAGCCAGTCAGAGAGAAAACCATTTTCAATGACGAGCAGATCGACAGGCTGCTTTCTGTTCTGACAGAGAAAAAGAAATACGATCAGGCGTGTGCCGTGGCACTTGCTCTGTACTCCGGAAGACGAAAGGCCGAGCTTCTGCGCTTCAAAGTATCCGATTTCTCAGAAGATCATCTTGTGTGCGGCGGAGCGCTTTATAAAAGTGCACCAATCAAAACAAAAGGCAGAGGTGTTAATGGCAAACAGCTTGAATGCTTCTGTCTTGCAAAGAAATTCAAGCCGTATCTGGATGCGTGGATGACTTACCGAAACGAGCACTCCATTGAAAGTGATTGGTTATTCCCGAATAAGACTACTTCATCCGAACCGATGGGTGTATCGACGATGAACAGTTGGGCACACACATTTTCCAACATACTTGGTGTTGATTTTTACTGGCATGCCATGCGGCACATGACCGTTACGAATTTCAAGCGTGCCGGAATTCCGGATACTGTTATTCAACAGTATATCGGATGGGCAGATATATCCATGGTTCCGGTCTATGTCGATATGCAGGCGGATGAACAGCTCGGAATGTATTTCAATGAGGATGGAGTTGTAATTCCTGAACAAAAGGGGCTTGCCGATTTGTAAACGGCAATTGAATGAGAGGAGATTTATATGAATAAAAGGGAATTTATCACAAGAGTTGTTGATGAATTAAAACAAAGAAATATCAGAAAAAGCATTCATGGAAGAAAGGAAGTTCTGCATATTACAGACGACGACGGCAATCAGAGCGATTTTGTCGTAAAGACTTCCGATAAAACGTATATGTTCAGCATCGAGGATCTTACTGCAATCTTTGACGTAATCACAGCCGTTGCGGAAGACGCTATCAAACACGGCGAGGAAATTGCCATTCATGGTTTTGGTGCGCTCGGTGTAAAATATCGTCTTGATCGATCCACATACCATCCGTATACAGGTGAACGGTGTGTTATCGAAGGGCGGTATGTTCCTAAGTTTACAGCCGGCAAGAGTCTCAGAACCGCAGCTATGATCTTTGGGCTATCGCTTGATGAAAATCAGAAGGAGCTTCCAGAGCCTCAATATGATGATTTCGACACAGAGGATGATGACTGATGTCGCTTGATGTTGTACAGACAAATGTTGTTTGCTCAAGATGCGGTATTTCATACGGCAGAAGGAAAGGATACTTCCCTGTCAGTTATGCGGTTCTGCATAAGGGCATTGGATACATACCGGTTTGCAAGACATGCATTGATGATATGTATAATAAATATCTTGCGCAGTGTGACGATACCGCATGGGTGGTGCGACAGATGTGCAGAAAGCTCGATCTCTTCTGGAGTTTTTCATTATATGAGGATGTTGCAAAAAAGAACACAAAGCACTCCATGATGACAGCATATATCGCAAAGCTTAATACAGCACGTTATGTCGGTAAATGTTATGACGACACGCTCTCCGCAGAAGGAATTCTGTGGGATTTTTCCAGTATGTCCGGTTCAGGCGGAACCGATAACACAGATGACAACACGGAAGTACATCCGACAGAGGATGATGAACAAGCGATTGAAGCAGATGAGTCTATTGAGATCACTGATGAGATCATTATGTTCTGGGGTCCGGGATTCACTCCGTCTATGTACCGCGAACTGGAACAAAGACGAAGATATTGGATGTCGAAATTCTCAGATGATGACGACCTTGATGTCGGTGCAGAAGCTCTGATCAGACAGATTTGTAATCTTGAAATTGCAATTAACAAAGACAGAGTCGCAGGGCGTTCGATTGACAAGAATGTCAATATGCTCAACACGCTGCTCGGATCGTTGAGTTTGAAACCTTCTCAGAACAAGGACGACGGAGATAGCACAGCGGAATCCACACCACTCGGTGTCTGGATCAGAAAATGGGAAAATATGCGTCCGCTGCCAGAAACAGATCCGGAGCTGCGTGATGTAGATGGGATTGTCCGATACATAGAGACATGGTTCAAAGGACATCTGTCAAAAATGCTCGGATACAAAAACGGTATTACAAAAATGTATGAGGATGAGATCGGTAAATACCGTGTTGAACGTCCTGACTTCGACGGAGAAGACGACGAAGAGATGTTTGAAGATGTGTTTGGCGGTGATGATGAATGATACAGACACAGATGACACGGACAGAGAGGATTATGTACGGCGCTGCCGTATGGGCATCCTATTACAGGCATAATCCACATAGATTCTGCAAGGATTATCTGCATCTCGATCTGCGTTTATTCCAGAAGATTATGATTGTTATGATGAATATCTCCATGACGGTTGTATTCATCGGAGCACGCGGTATTGGAAAATCGTTTTTGAGTGCAGTATTCTGCGTGACAAGATGTATTTTGTATCCAGGAACAAAGATTTGTATTGCTTCGGGAACAAGAGGACAAGCTATTAACGTCCTCGAAAAAATCTTACTTGAACTGAAACCACGATCTCCGGAGCTTGCAATGGAGATCAATGAAAAAGAAACGAAGATCAACGGAACAAATGCGCAGATTATATTCAAAAACGGAAGCTACATCAAGGTTGTAACATCCAGCGACAGTGCAAGAGGCAACCGGGCAAACATCCTTTTACTGGATGAGTTCCGTATGATTTCAAAAGATGTCATCGATACGATTCTGAAAAAGTTCTTAACGCAGAAGCGCATGCCGGATTACAGCGAGCTTACGAAGACAGAACGAAAGCTGGAACACGGCAAAGAAAAGAACATGACAATGTACCTTACCTCTGCATACTGGGTTGACCACTGGTCATATACAAAGTGTCAGGATACCAGCGAACAGATGCTGCGCGGTAAACGGCAATTTATCTGCAGTCTTCCCTATCAGCTATCCATCGCCGAAGGTCTGCTCGACCCGGAGACGGTAGCGGATGAAATGACAGAGTCCGATTTTTCAGAAGTAAAATTTGCAATGGAATATGAATCATTGTTCTTTGGTGCCGACGCAGGCGCCTTTTTTGATTTTAATTCCATTTCAAAGAATCGTAAAATCCGTTATCCAATGGTTCCGGATCGGTTATCTGCAAAGGTCAATAACGCGCATGATCTGAAAATCCCACTCAAACAGAACGGAGAGATCCGAATCCTATCTGCGGACGTTGCGCTTATGTCAAGCAAGAAACATGACAATGACGCATCGGCCTTATTTGTCAATCAGATGAATATGACAAAAGCAGGTCGATACACGAGCAATATTGTTTATCTGGAATCGTGCGAGGGGCTTCGTACAGAGGAACAGGCATTGATTATCAGAAAAATGTTCGATGAGTTTCAGTGCGATTATATAGCGCTTGATACTGTCGGACTTGGCCTTGGCGTTTATGATGCGCTGTCCCGTGAAATGGTTGATCCGGAAACGGGCGAAATCTACCCTGCGCTCTCCTGTATCAATGACAAGGTAATGGCAGACCGATGCACCGATCCAAACGCACCAAAGGTAATTTGGTCGATAAAAGGCAATTCTGCGTTTAATTCAGACTGTGCATTCATGCTGAGAGAAGCGTTCCGAAGCGGACGTGTCCGTCTTCTGGAAACAGAATATGAGGCAGATGATATCCTATCAGAAATCCGCGGATATCAATCACTGAATCCACAGGAGCAGCTTCAGCTAAAAATGCCATACATACAGACGACACTCTTAATCGACGAGTTAACAAAACTTCAGCACGAGGAGACAGGCGGAAGAGTTCGCATTTTCGAGCGTTCCGGAATGCGGAAGGACAGATATTCCAGTTTATCTTACAACTATTATGTTGCAACGCAGATAGAAAACAAACAAGCCAAACGGAGCTATGTGGAATCCGCAGATTCTGATATCTTTATTGTAAAAGCTCCGAAATCATACAAAGGAAGGCGGTGAACAATAGAATGGAAACGATTACAGAAACGATTACAGAACAGATCGATGTTGGAACAAATGATGCCCCGATTGCCTATTTCGGTGTATCTGAGCGATTTGCAATTCTCAACAGGCTGATTACACGCGACCTGAACAACAATACCAGTGCACCTGTATTTTCTTTATACACCAAGGACGAAATACAGTCCTATCTTGCCAATCCGTATCGCAACGAAAAACAGCTCAGGGATGCTGTTGTATATATGTACGGTGCCAGTCCGCATTTTAGACGGCTGATTCAGTATTTTGTGGGGCTTTCAGACCTTTCCTATGTTGTTGAACCGTACAAAATCGATCCGAAGAAGTCAAACATCAAAACTGTCGGCAGTAACTACAGAAAAACACTGAATATGCTATCCTCTATGAATATCAAAACACAGTGTCCGAAAATTCTGACGGTTGTACTCAGAGAAGACACCTTCTATGGTACGATGTGGGTTACAAACGACAGTATTACCATCCAGCAGCTGCCAAGCGATTACTGTTCGGTGTCCTCTATTGAAGGAAATGTACTGAATGTTACGTTTGACTTCTCTTATTTCGATGCACGAAGTGGACTTCTGGAATTTTATCCCGCAGAATTTCGCAGGAAATACGATATCTATCAGAAAAACCGGACAGAAAAGTGGATTGAGCTTGACTCTCCAACCTCTTTCGCAATTAAATGCAATATGGACGTACTTGATTATGCGATGCCTCCATTTGCCGGAATTCTGCGTGAAGTTTACGATCTTGAAGACTACCGTCAGCTCAAACTAACAAAGACTGCGATTGAGAACTACGCTATGATTGCCATGACACTGCCGATGAACGAGGACGGAACATGGGGTATCGATCTGCGAAAAGCAAAGGATTTCTGGCAAAACCTCGATTCAATTCTTCCGGAGGAAATCGGCTCTGTTTTGACGCCGATGGAGCTGAAAAAGATCAGTTTTGAGAAGTCAAACACGGGAGATACCAATACGATTGCAGAAGCCGAGCAAAATCTCTATACGGCAGCCGGCGTATCGTCCCTGTTATTCAATAATGACAAGGCGTCTGCGAACGCATTGATGCTTTCTATTAAATCAGACCAGGCGATCACCTATGGAATTGTCAAAAATATCGAGGATGCAATCAACCGGTTTATCCAGTCACAGAGTTACGGCAAAAACTTCCGTGTGAACTTCCTTGACTGTTCCCCGTACAACCGCAAAGAACTTGGTGACGCTTATCTGAAGGCTGCATCTTACGGTCTTCCGACAATCAGTCTTTATGCGGCATCTCAAGGACTCGGCCAGGAAGAACTTGACAGCATGAGCTATCTCGAAGGACAGGTTCTCGGACTTCACGATATGTTCCGGCCTCTGCAAAGCTCTTCTCAAATGAGTGGTAATATCCATACCGACGGCAAGGGAGCGACCGATGAGGGAGGAGCGCCAAAGAAGGATATCGGTGAGTTAACCGATTCAGGCGAACAGTCTTCTGAAGACAAAGACGATTGGGGATAAGAGATTATCATGGATAAATTTATTTATGTTTTCGATCGGCACGCAAGAGATCTCCTTATCTCACGCGGTTATACGCTGATGAAATCGGATGATCAGAAATGCATGTACATATTCCGCAATAACGGATCCATGCACTTTTCGGATGGAGAAATGGTATTTGCACTTTCTGACACCATGACCTTCTGACATGACAAAGATATGAATGGGTGTCGTTTCAACCGACATCCTTTCAACCTTCCCCGTGTAAACGGGGTTTTATTATTTTAACGGAGGTGATTGCACATGGAAACAAAACAGACTCTGATATTCAACACAAAAGCACGGCTGGCTGATATCAGAGAAATCAACACCTCTTTTGCTGTCGGCACACTGTATGTGATGTATACCGGTGACAACCGGAATCAATCCGATATCACAAAAGACGCTGTTATCGATGCGCTGCCTTCGTTATACAATGTCCCCATTGTTTGTCACTGGAATGCACAGACTGAGGAGATCGGCGGACATGACATCGAGCTTATTACAGGCAATGACGGCAAAAAGAGAATCCGGAATCTGACAGATCCGATTGGCGTAATTCCGGATCACGCTATCTTTCACTTCTCGACTGAAGAGGATGAGTATGGCAACAGCCACGAGTATCTCGTCATTGAAAACGTGATCCTCTGGCGCAGACAGGACGCATGCAGGCATATCATCGAGAATCTTGGCGGAGTCATTGACCACTCAATGGAGATTACGGTTTTTGAAGGCGAGGAACGGGAGGACGGTATTTACCGTATCGACAGATTTGAGTTCACCGCACTGTGCCTGCTTGGAAACTGTGAACCGTGCTTTGAGGGCAGCCGTTTGACAATATATTCTGCCGATGAAATGGAAAACTTCAAACACAGAATGGCAGAGATGCTTGAAGACCTCAAAGACAACTACCACTTGATCACCGCCTCGCATGAGGTTGATGATATACACCCACTGAATTTTGAAACGGAAGGAGGAAACGGGATTTTGGAAGAAAAACTGAATCTCGCCGGTGAATACGGCATTGACGTTGAAGCACTTGACTTTAGCCTCGATGATTATTCACTGGACGAACTCAAGGAAAAGTTCGAAGCAATGAAAAACGACGCACAGGACGAAACACAGAGCAACTTCGCCCTGCTCGGAAATCTGACCGAGGAAATCTGCAATGTTCTTGACGAGGACAAGATTACTACCGAATGGGGCGAAAGAAACCGTTACTGGTATGTAGACTGTGACCCGGACAAGAACGAAGTTTACTGCTGGGATACAACCGATTGGCTGCTTTACGGCTTTGCTTACACCATGAACGGCGACTGTGTTGTGATCAATTACGACAGTAAGAAGCGAGTCAAGTATGTCATTGAGGACTTCGACTGCGGAGAACAGAACTCTCCCTTTGTCGATGTATTCACTGCGATGGAA